ATCTTTTGGTGAAGCAGTAGATTTAATTACTAACCAAAGAGCAATGTTATTTGCAGATATGCCTTCAGATATGTTTGGTTTCGTAAACAAACTAGAAGGAGCTATGGGTAAAACTTCACAGTTTAACTTTATGTATATTAACCTTATGTCAAGGTGGACAGAAATAGCTAAGTCTATGGCTTCAGTTACTATTGGTTCTAGGATTATTGAAGACTCAGTTAAGTGGGGTAAAAGTAGTTTACCTGATAAATGGAAAACAGCATTAAGCAGCTCTGGTATTGATGAATCAATGGCTAAAAGAATAGCAGTACAATTTGAACAACATGGTTCAACTTTAAAACATAACTTTATGGCTAACACAGCAGAGTGGACAGATGATGCTGCTAAAAAAGCTTTTGGTTCTGCTCTTAACAAAGACATTAACATTACAGTTGTTACGCCAGGTAAAGGCGACACACCTTTATGGATGAGTACAGAATTAGGATCTACATTTGCTCAGTTTAAAAAATTTGCTATGGCAGCAAGTCAAAGAATATTAATTAGAGGTATGCAAGAAAAAGATGCAGATTTCTTATTTGGTTCTATGTTGTTATTAGGATCTGGAATGTTAATTGATGGCATCTATCATAAATATAGATTTGATAGAGATTATGCAAACTTATCATTAACAGAAAAACTAATGAATGGTTTTGATAGATCTGGTTTAGCAGGAATTTATACTGACGTTAACAAAGCAATTGAAACTTTAACAGATAATAGATTTGGAATTTCTCCAATGTTAGGAGCTGGTAAACCTTATGGTTCATCTACAAGATGGAAGATGGGAACATTGCTTGGCCCAAGTGGTGGACAAATTTATAACATCTTTGATATTATGTATGACGTTGCAGGAGGAAAATATAATCACCACACAGCTAAGAATGTGCGTAGGCTTATTCCTTGGCAGAATGTATGGTACTTGGATTGGTTATTTGACAACGCACAAGATGGACTAAAACTAAAATAATGAGCATAACAATATCTGACGTTACTCCTAGAGTACAATATACAGCAGCTAATACGCAAACTACATTTGCTGTTGGTTTTGAATTTTTTACTAATGCAGATTTAAAAGTATTTGCAGGAAACACACAATTAACTTTTGCAGCCACTCCAGCAAACGCAGGACAATATTCGGTAGCAGGAGCAGGTGTTAGTGGAGGTGGATCTATTACTCTTGGTGGAGCATCTACTAACGGAGTTATTTATACTATCTTTAGAGATATGGCAGTAGCAAGATCTACTGATTTTCCAACATCTGGTGCTTTTCAAATTGGATCATTAAATACAGAATTAGATAAAATTATTGCTATGATACAGCAAGTAGAAAGAGATCTTAAATTTTCTCCTAAAGCTGCAGCTACAACTGCAAATACATTTAATTTAACATTTCCAAATTTAATTGCTAATAAAATTTTATCAGTAAACTCATCAGGAACAGCATTAGAATTTGCTACATCAAATGTAGACGTTACAACAGTAGCAGGAATAGCTAGTGATATTTCGGCTCTATCAGCAATAGCTAGTGATATTGCTGCAGTAGAAAATATTAAATCAGCTATAGCTTCAGTTGCTGATGACGCAACGGATATTGGGGCAGTAGCAGCCAAAGCAACAGAAATTGGCAGATTAGGAACTTCAGATGCAGTAACTGACATGAACACACTTGGTACTTCAGCAATTGTAACTGACATGGATTTACTAGCAACTTCTGCAAATGTTACAGCAATGGGAAATCTTGGTACTTCAGCTAATGTTACAGCAATGGGTTTACTTGGTACGTCAACAGTAGTTACAGATTTAGGTATTTTAGGTACAGCAGCAATAGTAGAAGATTTAGCAATACTTGGAACTACTGCAGTAGTAGCAGACATGGAAATTTTAAGTGCAAGTACAGTAATTGCAGACATGGCTATACTTGCAACAAGCGACATTGTAGCAGACATGGCAATCTTAGGTACAAATGATGTTGTAGCTGACATGGCAATTCTTGCAACTAATGACGTTGTAACTGATATGAATACTTTAGGTACAGCAGCAATCGTTGAAGATATGGGAATACTAGGAACTTCAGCAAACGTAACTGCAATGGGTTTATTAGGAACTGCTGCAGTAGTTGAAGATATGGGAATTTTAGGAACTTCTGCAAATGTTACAGCTATAGCAAATGTTTCTAGTAATTTAAATAGTGTAAGTAATTTTGAAGACCAATATAAAATTTCAGCTAATGCACCAAGTAATCCAAATGAAGGTGATTTATGGTATGACAGTACAAATAATGTTTTAAAAATTTATAATGGTAGTAATTTTGTAGCAGTAACTTCAGCAACAGCTGGAATTTCAAATGTTGCAGATGATAACTCACCTCAACTTGGTGGAAATTTAGATGTTGTAACTCATTCTTTGGTATCTACATCAAATAGAAATATTGCAATTACTCCTAATGGATCTGGTAAAGTTATTCTTGATGGTTTATCACACCCAACTGCTGACGGTTCTGCTGGTCAAGCTTTAGTTACAAATGGTTCTGGTGTTTTAAGTTTTGCTACTCCATCTTCAGCAGAAGTTTATGGTTTTGAAAAATACTTTAGAGGATCAACTTTAGTTAAAACCGTAACAGTAGTTTCAGTTAGTGGTGCAAATAAATATTTTATAGATGGTGTTCAACAAGATACTTTAGATTTAGAAGAAGGAAATACTTACATATTTAATTATCCTTCTGCTCATCCTTTTAAATTTTCAACAACATCAAATGGATCTCATGCTAGTGGTTCTCAATATACTACTGGTGTAACTCACAATAGTTCATCACAATTAACAATTGTAGTAGCTGCTAATGCACCTACACTTTATTATTATTGTAGTAGTCATAGTGGGATGGGTGGAACTGCAAACACACCAACTCCAGCTCTTAACGATATGAGAGTAATTACGACCAATAAAGGTGCAGACAACATTACCGAAAATCAATATGCCAATTTCGATGATGTCTTATTTAGTGCTAGTGGCTTTGTTTTTAGCATTTCAAATGGCAATTTAATATCAACAATATAGGAAAATAAACATGGCAACAATCAATCTAGGTGCTATCAAATTTAACTGGAAAGGTGCTTATAATAATAGCACAGCTTACGCAGTAGATGATGTGGTATCATCTGGTGGTAACAGTTATGTTTGTATTCAAGCATCACAAGGAAACGCAGTAGGTAACGCAACAGCTTACTGGAATATAATGAGTGCAGCTGGAACTAATGGATCAAATGGAACTGATTTATCAAGCACACTTTCAACAAGAGGTGACTTGGTATTTAAAAATGCAAGTGCTTTAGCAAGATTAGCAAAAGGTACAGCTGGTCAAGTATTAGGACAAGGAGCAAATGATCCAGCATGGGTTAATGGTTCAAGTTCAACTTTAACTACTCAAGGCGATATACTTTTCAGAGATAGTTCTGGTCTACAAAGACTAGCCAAAGGTTCAGCAGGTCAAGTTCTTAAAATGAACTCTGCTGCTAATGCTCCTGAATATGGAACAGTATCAAGTGATTATGTAAAAATTGCATCTGGTGCATTCAATGATGTTTCAAATGTAGATTTTGCGGCATCTCTTTTTGTTGGTTCAACATATAAATCATTTATTAATATGATTGAGTTAGAAGACCAAGATGGTGGTCAATCAGGAAACTCTGAATTTAGACCAATGGTTTCAGGTAGTCCAATTAGTGGTACTGCTGTTTCATCATGTGGTATAGCAATGAACTCATCATCAAATACTGTAAGTGGTTTAGGTAGAGATGCTGCTGACAGTTGTATTATTTATAATGATGGTGTTAGAGAAAGTAGAGCATTACTTCAAATTGAAAGCAATGGAATGAATAGAAGTGATTGTAATAACAACCATTTTATTAATAACATTAGACCAAACCATGACGGTGCAATTAGATGTAGATGGGATTTTCATGCTGTTCATCACAATAGAACTGCAAGTTCTGCTGATGGATATAGAATACAAATGAATGCAGGTGCAAAAGGAACATACTGTCTATATGGGAGAAAATAATTATGACAATAAATAAATTAGTAATAGAAAAAGACGGAGTAAATCTTGTAGATTTAGAAGGTGCTGAATTACAAGAATATAACGATAGAATTTCTGCAAACCAAACTGTTATACAAGCAGAAGAAGCAGAAAAAACAGCACAAGCAACTTTAAAAGCTAGTGCTAAAGCAAAGTTAATTGCAGGAGAAGCATTAACTGAAGCTGAAGCTAACACGGTAGTTTTATAAACTTAAATGGCTAGAAAAAAAGTTAACCCTGTGCATATGTATGCAGAGCAGACAACTGGGGTAAGACTTTCTAGCCATGAAAAATTGTGTTCAGAAAGAATGGCACAATTAATTAAATCAATAGATGAATTAAAAAAAGATGTAAAAGAAATGAGAACAGATATGAATAAATGGAAAGGTGCTGGTAGTATTATTATACTTATTGGTAGTTTTATAGCTTCTGTGTTTTATTTCTTAATGGAGTAAAATATGTTTAAAGGTCATAAGATTATCGTAGTAGGTGATGCTCACGACAGCCCACACGTTAGCCAAGATAGATTTGAATGGATTGGTAAATACATTAAAGCAGCTAAACCAGATTACATTATACAAATAGGTGATTGGGCTTCATTTGATAGTCTAAGTTTTTTCCAAAAAAATTCTACACAAGCTGGAAAACTTAAAGACGAATACATGGTAGATATAGATTCTTTAAGATCTGCTATAGATATAATGGATAAATATATTGATAATCCTAAAATACCAAGACACGTTACATTAGGCAATCACGAACAACGTGTTTATAGGTTTGAAGAAAACATACCAGAAATTGCAGGTATGATGAAAAAAGAATTACATGACTCTTTTAATAAACGTAATTGGAAATTTTCACCTTATGGTGCATTTAAAATTATAGGTGGAGTATCGTTTACTCATTGTCCATTAAACATTATGGGTAAAGAATATGGTGGCAAAAACTGTGAAGTACAGGTTGCTAATGATGCTACTAACGACATTGTATTCGGCCACACACACAAGTTTAGAGATTGGAAACAAGCCAAAATAGGGGATAAAAACTCAGTGCGTATTATTAATGT